AGCGCGCTGGTATCAATCAACTGCCTTCAAAATGGGGGTTGGGGCTATTTTAGGCGGCTTGATTATTTTTAATGTAAAATAATGCAGTTGAAAATCAGTCAGTTGCGTTTTTATTTTTAGGCAAGTGTAATACGTATTCATGGATAGTGCATCTTTACCTCATCAAATAATCACAAACAAATCTTAAAAACTTAATCACATGAAAAATTCAAACATTATTGATCGTCAGGAAATAATTGCACATTTGTTAACGTCTCAGTGCAGAGACAATGCCAAGGCATTACAAATTGCCGATGATTTAAAAACCTTTTTATTAATTAGCGAGCTGCATAATGCTGATTGCTTTAATAAAAGTGATTATATTGGATCAAGCGAATTCCAGGAAAACTGCGCTACCATTGATGCTTATAAATTAAAATTAATTGTAGGCATATCGAAATACTAAAATAATGTAGTTGATAATCAATCAATTGCATTTTTATTTTTAGTCAAGTGTAATACGGATTCATAAAATACGCATCTTTACTTCATCAAATAATCACAAATAAATCTTTAATCATTTAAAAACATGAAAATGGCAGCCTTAACAAAATCGCAACTTACTACTAAAATAGTTGAATGTATTTTTCCAAACCAACCAATTAAGCAAAGTTTAGAAAGAACTTCAATTGAAATGTGTGGATACACAAAAATTGAATTATTGAACATCCTAATATTCGTAAGTCAAAACAACTAAGCCATTCAAATTTTTAATCACTTAATAAATCAAACATCATGAAAACTCAAACTACATCTACAAAAACAATCACAACATTAGCTGAAACCTTAACAAACTATTCAAACTTTTATTCTCGCCGTGTTAATGAGAATCAAGCAAAATTTGCAGAAAATGTAGTTTATTATTTTTCATGGCTGGGCGAAGAAATTTATAAAGAATCATATCTTGTTAGCTATTATAATTCAATGCTTAATGATTTGCTAACTGAGTCAGAAGATAATGTGTTAGAATATACTATTGCTAACCTTAAGCATTATTGCAAATCATCTTATAACGTAAGAGAAAATTCATCTGGATCTTTGCATCGTGAAGTTTCTACCTGGAAGTTTCAATGCAATCTTGAATTAATTGATCAACTAGAAAAATTCATCAAAAGCAATAAATAATCAACTAACCATTTTAATCACTTTAAAAACTTAATCAACATGGAAGCAACACAAGTAATATTAGCGGATGGTAAATTAACCACCATACAACGAGGAGATCAATTCATTTTAAGCGACTTAGCTAAGCATTCTTATACCGTCCTTAAAAAATTACCAAACCTATTAGAAAGCATTTTTGTTTTTGATACATTAGCAGGCGGTGCCTTAAGGGTATATGATCAAAATGGCACTTCCCATATATTCTCATCTGAGCGGTTTATTAAAATAGTTCTTAATGAATCATGTGTTATTTTAAAGCCATTAAATCCAGAGGAGAGAAAGCACTTATATGGAAGATTAGAAAACTCATTTTATTTTGCTGAGTATAATGATGAATATAATTTATTTGTGTTTCCAGAGGATCAAAGCTCTTTAGAAGAGTTAGCCAGCGAGTTAGATCAAGAATTTAATTATGGCAACTATATTGCGGGAAGTCAAGGATTTTGGTTGGCTACGTATCCGCTAAATAATACCGGCCGTTAAAATAGCCGCAGGGCTCAAATAAGCGCGTTTAAGAGGCTTTTGCCCCTAATCTAATACAAAACTAAGAACTAAACAATTAAATCAATTAAACACCTTTAAAATGAAAAATGCAATGGATGAAGCAATTATTAACTACCCTGGGCTGAGACTACATGTTTTTGGCCACTATTATGAGGGGGAGCGAGAATCTAGATATGATCCAGGAGTGAGCTCAGATTTTGAAATAAAAGAATTAAGGCTAATTGAGGGAGATCTAATAGATTTGATCTTATCAAATATTACAATTGAAAAAATTGAAGAGGACGTAATATCACAAATTGAAAATAATTAATTAATCACTAACAAACATAAACATGGACAAAGCAATCACTTATTTTAAAACTAATGGAGATTCAAATAATACTTATTTCCATTACAATCACATCACCGGCGTATTAGTTATGATAGTTTCAGAGGGCTGCCATAAGGGCGTGTTTACTCGATGCGATTCAAAAGCCGCTAATCTTGCTAGGGTATACCATAGAGAATTAAAGCATGGGGTTCCAGATGAATTCCGCCTTTACAATGAAGTTTCAATAGATCAATTTGTGAAAGCTTTTGATGAAACAATGGAAGCATTGCAAATATCTTTCCACGCAGCCTTTAAATCATTTTAATTTTTTAACTATAAATAAATCAATAAACATGAATCAACCAAGTTTAACGGCCCCAATGGGCACCAATTCAAACAAAACAATTGCGCCGGAAGGAATGCACGTTGCTAGAATTTATCAAATAATCGATTTAGGCACCACTGAGCAAGGCGGCGATTATCCAGGTAAGAAAAGAAAAGTTCAAATTCTTTTTGAATTACCTAACGAAACATCCGTATTTGATCAAGCTAAAGGAGCCCAACCATTTTATGCAAAATCTTTATACACTTTGTCGATGAATAGTAAAGCTATCCTTAGAAAAGATGTTGAGAGTTTACTAGGCAAAACAATGGACGACAAAGAGGCTTATTCATTTAATATTTTTAATTTAATTGGCAAAGAATGTATGGTGCAAATTGTCCATGCAAAAAAAGGGGATAACACTTATGCCAATATTAAAACAATTACCCCGATGCCAAAAGGTATTAATTGCCCGCCGCCATTCAATGAAGCAATGGTATTTAGTACGCAGCAACCTGACATGAATGTTTTTAATAAGCTCCCTGATTTTATCCAAGATAAAATAAAAATGAGCGATGAATTTATGGCCTTTATGAATGTTCCAAAAAATAAATTAATGCAGCATTTTGAGGAAGTTCCAAAAAATGAGATTCCAGAAGTTCAAGATCCCACTTTTGATATGCCATGGGATTTAGATAATACCAAGCCGCCATTTTAATAATTAATTAATTCAATTAGGGGGTTAAATAAGTTAGCCCCCATTTTTAACATTTTTAAAGTATACAAAATCAAGAAGCATGGAAAATTCAAATATTAAAAATATTCTTATTCAGCCGCTTTATGAAGTGCTGAATAGTGCAGATGTTTTAACTGTTCAACAAATGGTTCACGGGCTACCTGAGACCATCCAGGACCGCTTTTCTTATGATCAGGTTAATCTAACCTTAATTGCGGCAAATAAGGCCATTAAAATGATTGAAACAGCGCGCAAGGAATTAACCGAGCCCCTTGATCAATTAAAGAAACAAATAATGGATGTTGAGCGCCCTATTATAAATCAATTTAAGGAAGTCGTAAACAATGGCAAAATTAAAATGCTTGAATACGATAATGAATTAGTTAAGAAACAAATTGAGGCAACAATTAAAATAAAAAAAGAAGCAGAGGAGGCATTAAATAAAACAACGCCAGATGTTTTTGCAACATTGGCCGGATATTTTGTTGATCAAGTTACTTCCATTAGAACTGAACAGCCTACAAATATTAGAACAATTAAAAAAGCTCAATTAATTAGCGACGTTTTAGATGTTGATTGGCAAATGGTGGTTGAATGTTTAATTAAAGCAGGAAATTTTAATCATGAAATATTAATAAAAGATTTATATAAATCAATGAATGCAATACAATTAAATCATGATATAAAGGGCATCGAAATTGTTGAGCATAAAACTAAAATTATAAAATGAACATCCTGGAAATAGCAAACGAAATAATATTTGCAAGGGCGGAAGAGAAACAAAGAGAATATGGCCCTATTGATGAATCAATTACTAAAGCTGCCCGTATCGCGTCCGAATTATGCAATAAAGAAATAACCACAGAAGACTTTTATAAGTGCTTAATAGCTTTAAAAATAAGCCGTATGGCATACAATACAAAAGAAGATACAATGGTTGATTGTGTTGCATACATAGCGGCTTTAGATAACTATAAAAGAAACAAATGAAAAACAAATTTGAGCATAAGTACAAAGCGATTTTAGAAAATGTTTATCTAAATGGATTTTATCGCAATGATCGCACAGGAGTTGGCTGCTATTCTTTATTTAATCAATCAATTAAAATAAATGTATCAAAACATTTTCCAATTTTAACAGGTAGAAAAATAAAAGAAAAGATATTCAAAACCGAATTTGAATGGTTTATTAATGGTGAAACTTCTATTGATATATTCAAAAGAAATAATATTAAAATATGGGACAGCTGGGCTAATAGCAATGGAGAATTAGGCCCTGTTTATGGTTACCAGATGCTTAATTTTAATGGCGAAAATATCAATCAGCTAAATGAATTAATTAATTCAATTAAATTAAATCCTGATTCCAGGCGGCACATAATATCTTTATGGAATCCAGCGCAATTATCAAAAATGGCATTGCCTCCATGCTATTTATATTTTCAATTTTATGTTGAAAATGGATTAATTAATTTATTTGTGCTCCAGCGAAGTGGCGATCTATTTCTAGGCGTTCCTTATGATGTTTGTTTTTTCTCTTTGTTCTTATTGTACGTAGCAGAGCAATGCAATTTAAAGCCAAATAAGTTAGAAATAAATATTATTGATGCTCATATATATTCTAATCAATTAAATGCCGTTAAAGAGTATCTAATGGAGCCCATATTGAATCCAATTAAATATAAGTATTCAAACCAAGAACTAGAATTAATCAATTATAAAACAACCAAAATAATAACGGCAAAAGTTGCTGTTTAAATTCCAACTAAAAACAAATAAAAATTATGAAATTAACTAATGAATTTGAATCAATTAGAAGCTGGGCAGAACAGCGCGGAATCTATTTAAAAGGAGATACCAAAACGCAATATTTGAAACTTCAGGAAGAGACCGGAGAATTAGCAAAAGCAATACTTTCCAATGATCAAGAGGAGTTTATTGATGCCATTGGCGATTGCGTTGTTGTATTAACAAACTTGGCCAAATTAGGTGGCTATAATATTGAAGACTGCATTAATTCAGCTTATGAAGTTATTGCAAAAAGAAATGGCAAAATGATTAATGGAACCTTTGTAAAAGAAACAAAATGAAATATCGAGTAATAAAAATATTAGGGCCATATAATGGGCCGTATGCAAAAAACATTATCACCTACTTTATGGAGGACCAGGAACGCAAATTAGTTCAATGGCATGAAGGCCCTAATAAAATATTAGGGGCGGCGGTAGCAGATGTTTTAGAAGGTATTGTTTTAAATGATAAGGGCGGCGTTGATTATAGAAGATCAAAACCCGTTAAAGTTATTTCGCAATTAAATTTATGGGATGATAATAATTTAATTAATCAAACCCCGTTATGACAAAAGACCAATTTATTAATTACCCCGCTCTGTCAGCATCAAGAATAAAAAAGTTTTATTCTGAAGACCCTACCGCAGCTCAATTATTTGCATTTAAAAATGGAGCCTCTTTTCATGATCAACTATTAGAGCATTCAATTGATGAGATGGACCAGGAAGCATTAAATGTATATAAAGCCATCATGCTGCATCCGGTGGCGTCTAGGATCTTAGATGGAGCCCAAAAAGAACTTCCAGCGATTAAGATGCTATTGCTATGCGGCCATGAAATAACCGCAAAATGTTGTTATGATATTTATAATGAAAAATTAAAAGTGGTGGCCGATATAAAAACAACTTCCGCAAAAGATCTTAATACATTTAAAGCTGATATGATAAAACATAATAATCATATCCAAGCTGTATGGTATTCATTAATTGCGGGGATTGATCCAATGAATTTTTTTTATATTGGAGTTAATGCAAAATCAAAAAAGATGGGCGCCACTGAAGATGATATTTTTATTTATAGGCATACCGACGAAGAGATTTTTGCAGCTAAAGAATTAATCAATAATTATATTAATTCTGAGTGGGAAATTGTGAAACCATTATTAGGTAAAAAATAAATCATGGGGAAAAATAATAATCCAGAATATAAAAAGTTAAAAGAGGAACTATTTGATTCTGATCAAATAAAGTATAATTCCGCTATAGCCGATTGGTTTAAAAATAAGGGGCATATAACAGTTGTTGAAATTAGCAACCGCTATGGAACATCCTGCTCTATATTAACTAAATTAATTAAAATAGAAATTGAAAAAATAACTCAGGTATTAATTCCCGATAATTTTAATGAGGTAAAATTAACCTCGCCAATAAATCATATAGATTCTTGGGTTAATTCTCAAAAATACGCGGTAGCTCATACAACAGAACTTTTTGAATATTTAGCAAACAATACCAGGGAAACAATTATAAAAAATTATCATGTACAACGAAGCAGAGATCTACAAAACGTTAGCTAAATATATTTCAATAAAATACCCAAAAGTAATTTTCAGATTTGATTTTGCGGCCGGTCTTTATTTAAGTATTTTTCAAAGCAAATTGCATAAACAATTGAATCCCATTAGGGGCTACCCTGATTTGTTTATTGCCCATCCATCTAAAGGATTTAATGGATTATTTATTGAGATTAAAAGCGATAAGGCTAACCCATTTAAAAAGAATGGTGAGCTAAGATCTAATGAGCATTTAATTGAACAGCAAAATGTTTTAAAAAGATTAAATGAGGCAGGCTATAAGGCAATGTTCGGGATTGGAACTGAAAATTGTTTTCAGATTATTGATGAATATTTAAGTGAAAAAACATTCTAATGGAAAATAGAGATACGTGCATATTTTACAGATCATACTATGAAGCAATTAAAGATTTGCCGAAAGATATTCAGGCAGATATTTATAACGCCATTTTTGATTATTCATTAAACTTCAATGATCCTAAATTGGATGGATTAGCTAATACCATATTCACTTTAATAAAGCCCGTATTAAGTAAAGGAAACAAAAATTATATGAATGGCAAGCAACCAAAATTAAAGCAATCCAAGAGCGAAACAGAAGCGAATGTGGAGCCAACTGAAAGCGAAGAGCAAGCCTATAAATATAAATATAAATATAAAGATAATAAAGAAAATAAAGAAGCCAAAGCGCCTTCTTTCAAATTAATGGATGATGCTGAATTTAAAAAGCAATTAGAACCATTAGCAATTGAATATGGCAAAGAAATGATTTTGGCCTTCCATTCTTATTGGGCAGAACCATTGGCAAATGGCAAAATGCGCTTAACTGGAGAGAAAGCCTGGGATCTTAATAGAAGATTAAAAACATGGCAATCAAGAAACAACTCTGCAGGCTATAATAACAATCAAACAAAACCCGCTCCATTTAGCCGCGCCGCAAGCGGTAGCCACTATGTGGGAGATAAGATAATTAATAACCAATAAACAAAAATCAATATGAAAAAAGCAAAACAAATCAAAACAAAAACAGATTCCTATTATGACTTTATAGGAATTAGCCACGGCGAAATTGTTAATGAGATGGAAGTATTAAGAATTCTTAATGGATTCTCAGCACCTCAATTTAGCAAAATGGCGGGCTACTCTGAAAACTATTATGGCAACCTAAAAAGAGGGGTTGGAAGATTCAGCAAAAAGTCTTATGATCGATTCATGAATATTGGATTAAATTCTGAGCAGTCTGAATTAGATATGGCAATTGAGATTTGCAAAAAAGCTGGGTTGAAAGTAACAAAGCTTGAAACAATCACTACCTGGGTGGAACTATAGTAGCTTATTGCCCCTTCTGGGCGCAAATGGGCTTGTTTAAGGAGCTTAACCGTGTTTAGAAGGGGTAATATTAGAATCGACAAAATAAACTCATTAAAAGCAAAATATGACAAACAAGGTAGAGGAGGCTATTATAGCCATCTTAATGTCTAAGGACACCCACAAAGAATTGTTTCCAATGTTGAATATTGAATTATTCAATAGCGAAATAACAATTGCCGCATTCAAAACAATTAAAATAATAATAGATCAGGGCAGAACGCCTAATGCGATTAATTTTTTTCAATCGGCAAAAGCAAATAATTTATCGGCGCAAGATATTGCTAAAATAATAAGCTGGACAAATAGCCTAACTTACAATGAGCCGATCAATGAATACATTGCTATTTTAAAAGATTTTAATATTAAAAAAAGTATTAATGGCATTCTCAATGAAGAGATAATAGGATTTAATGAGAATGTGGATGGCTACACAACGGCGCAATCAATAATTAAAAGATTAACTAATCTATTAGACACTGAATCAAAAACTGATAATATTATTGATTTGCAATCATTGACAGCAGAGGAGCGGCATGCTTACTATAGGAGAGCCCAATTGGCAGAGAGTGGCCAAACAACGGGAGTTAATACAGGATTAAATTCAATTAATAAGTTTACCGGCGGCTTTCATCCAGAGTTTATAATTATTGCGGGCAGGCCATCAATGGGCAAAACAGCCTTAGCATTATTTCATGGCATGCAATCAAAAGAGCCGGGCATATATTTTAATCTTGAAATGAATAAATCCCAGCTCTGCCAAAGATTAATTTTGCAACATGCTAATCAAGAAATTAATTCATCCAGGTTAAGGGATGGCACAATGGCAAAAGATGAATTAAAAACTTTTGAAACAATTATTGGGAAGATTGAGCATGAGCCATTTTTAATTTATGATAAGGCTAGATGCGGAGTGCATGAAGCCATTAGAGTAATTAAAAAAGAACATCGCAAGGGCAGATGCAAATGGGCAATTATAGACTACTTGCAATTGATGACCATAGAAGGCTTCAAAGGAGGCAATAGAGAAGCTGAAGTGGCAGAAATAAGCAGAACATTAAAGGCTGCTCAAAAAGAATTAGGAATTCCAATTATAGCATTGGCCCAGCTTAGCCGAGAAGTTGAGAAGCGCCCAGATAAAAAGCCCGTTCTTTCCGATCTCAGGGAGTCAGGATCTTTAGAGCAGGACGCCGACACGGTTGCTTTTGTGTATCGGCCCGCATATTATGGCTTGAGTGATGATAATGGCAACCCGTATACAAATGAAATATTTTATTTGTTTGAGAAACATCGGCAGGGAGCCACTGGGGTTGTTGAGTTTAGGCATTCAAGTAATATGTCAAACTTTATGGATGCGCAACAATATGAAAGCTCAAACAATAAAATAAATAATAATTTATCAAATTATGTTGACACTGATTTGTGGAAATAATAATTAAATAAATGTAAACTAAATCAAAATATATTAAATTTGTAGAATGAAAAAATTACAAGGAGGCAAAAGAATTGGCGCGGGAGCCAAACATAAGTATGGGGAGCCAACAATAATAATATCATTTAGAATCCCGCAATCTAAAAAGCAAGAAGTCCATAAGATGGTGAAAAGTTATTTGGACCAGATAGCATTAAATAATTTACCAATTAAAAAAGAATCTAAAAAAACTGATGAATATGGCTGCTAAAGAAACATCAATGCAAAAGCTGGCTAAGCTATTAAAGAAGCATGAATTGTTAATGAATAAGTGCCCAGAAGTTATTGAAATAATTGAAGATCTATATATTGAAATAGAACGGCTTCAAATAGCGGATGCTTTTGACACGGGGGCTTATGAGTACAATAGAATGAAATTTATTGACGGAAGAGATTATTATAAAAAAACCTATAAGAATGAAAGTAATTAAAAATAAAAATTACGATTTACTTTTGAGTTATAATCCTTGCGAAATATTTACTCACTACAATGTTGATGAGATGCACGGGTTAAATTTATATGACTGCATAAATTATAATAATACAAATCAATCTGCATACTTTGCAGGATGGTGCAATTATATCCCAAATTCAAATAAACATTTTGTATTTATTAACCTAAGTAGATGCAACACGGATATTGAAACATTTGGCTTAATAATGCACGAACTAATGCACCTTAGCTTTGATCTGCATACGGAGGAGGAGGAATTAATAACCTGGGCAGAGAATGAATCTTATAAAGTATTTGAAACAATTAAAAACAATTTAAAAATAAAACTATGAAAAAACTAACTGCAGTGGAATGGTTGATCCATCAATTAATTAATCGAGGCCTGGACTATCAAATAAAAGAAGTTGATTATATTATTGAGCAATCCAAATTAATTGAAAAGAGCCAGATGATTGAATTTGCAAATAAATATCATGAAAAACAATTAGAATGGCATTTAGATCCTGCTGAAATATTATTCAATGAAATGTATAAAATAGAGTTGAAAGAAGTTGAAAAAAGTTAAATAGAGTAAGGAGGAGTGCATAATAGTTGAGAAGAGTGAAAAGAAGTTGAAAAGAGTTTAATAAAGTCAAGAAGAGTGGAAAGAAGTTGATGAGAATGAAAAGAAGTTGAAAGAAGTTAAAAAGAGTTTAATAAAGTCAAGAAGAGTAAAAAGAAGTGGAGAAGAGCTGGGCAGAGTTAAATAGAGTGAAAAGAAGTTGAAAAGAGTACAATGAAATTAATAAAACAAAAAACCGCAAATAACGCATTTAAAAGCCGCCAGCTATAATATACCGTAGATTAAGCAATAAAGCTCATTAAACGCGTTAAAACAAACAAACAGGTATGAATAAACAGGATAATGAATTGCTATTAATCCCATGTGCGATTGAATCAGTAGCCACCAGGCGGGATAAAACATTAAAAGTTGTGATCGGCACCCAGGAGTTAACGCCTAAGGTAGCGGCTGAATTATTTAATCAGTGGACAGCTGGGGTGGGCATAATGGCATTTAAAGGTGAATCATTCACAATAGACGACAAACAACTAATTGAGAGCATCAAAATAGATTCAAATGAATTTGATAGCAAAACCCCATCCCAAAGATTAAGATCATGCCTCTACGTGCTGTATGAAAAGAATAATGATGGATTCAAAACATTTGGCGCTTACTATGAATCAATGATGGATATGTTCTGCAATATGGTTAAGAAAAAAATAGACGCCAAACAATTATAAATAATTAATTAATTTCGATGCCACACATAAATTAATTAATTATGGAGAATGAATCAAATGAAAACATATTAGGCCGCCCAACCTTATATAAAAAAGAATTTGATAACCAGGTATTTGAAATGGCACTGCTAGGCTTAACAGATACACAAATGGCAAATGTTCTGGGCGTAACTAAGCAGACAATAAATAATTGGAAGCACGAGCACGAAACTTTTTTTTACTCATTAACACGGGGAAAAGAGGAGGCAGATGGCAAAGTGGCTAAGGCAATGTACAACCGCGCGCTGGGCGTAACAATTGTGGAGGAGGCATTGACCCGGGATGGTGAGGTAGTTAAATTAAAAAAAGAATTGCCATCGGATACCGCCGCGGCAAAACATTGGCTGGCTAATCGTCAAAGAAACTTATGGGCTAACAATGGCGAATCAACAATTAAAACAACTGAGCCATTAATTATAATTAGAACTGAGGGCGATGATGAATAACGGCATGGCGTTAAGCTACCTGGTATTGATAATGATTGTATTAATAACAATTGTTATTACCTTATTAATTGATCCAACCAATAATAAAGACAATAAATAAATTGGGATTCACCTTAACTAAGCGGCAAACAAAAGCGTATGATCTAGCAATTAATGGAGGCAAGAGGGTAATTGTTTTTGGCGGCGCCATTCGCGGTGGAAAAACTTATTGGCTGTTGCTTACTTTGTCTTCGCTGTGCTTAATATATCCGCGATCCAGGTGGGCTGTTATCCGCAAAAGTTTGCCTGATCTTAAGCGCACAACATTTCCATCATTTAGTTCAATATTAACTGATGGGCTTGATGCCTACATTAGTTCATGGAATAAGGATACAAATGTTGTTTCTTTTATCAATGGCAGTGAATTAATCTTTATGGCCGAAAGCTTTGATGATGATAAGGATTTAAACAGGTTCAGAGGATTAGAGATTAACGGGGCTGGGCTTGATGAGGTTAATGAATTGCAAGAAGTTACATTCTATAAAGTCCAGGAAAGAATTGGATCCTGGAACCAGGCAGAAGGCAACCCTCCAATTGTTTGCTTAGCTACATGCAACCCGGCAAATAACTGGGTTAAGTCTGTGATCTATGAAAGGTGGCGGAATAAAACTTTGCCGGAGCGGTGGGCCTATATTAATTCAAGAATTACGGACAACCCATATATTAGCCCAGACTATTTAGAATCTTTAAAGGAGCTGCCGCCATTACAATACACACGATTTGTTGAGGGCGACTGGGATATACTGGATGAGGTGATGAATCCATTTCTTTATGAGTGGAATGATGATCGGCATATTGATGACAGTGCGCAATTAAATAAAAATACCCCGGTTTACTTTTCGGTTGACTTTAATGTTTTCCCTTTGTGCGCGCTGGTGATTCAATTTATTAATAATCAAACAACAATTATCGATGAAATTAAAATAGATAAGGGAAGCATTGACGCGTTCTGTGATGCAGTCAGTGCATTCAATGTGCCTAATGGATTAATTAGAATAACTGGAGACGCCATGGGCCGCGGTAGAAGCATCCAGCAGCGTGATAATAGTTCAGCTTATACTCAGATAAAAAGAAAATTAAATATAGCCGACAGCCAGATAATTATCCCAGGTAACCCAACTCACTATAATAGCAGGATTGATTGCAACAATGCTTTAAGAAAGTTATCTATTAAAACTAATTCAATTAAATGCAAAGGATTTATATTTGATGCTAAGCAAGTACAGTGTGATTCTAATGGTGGAATTATTAAATCAAATAGAAACAATTTAGAGGAGCGCGCCGATTTCTTAGATTGTTTTCGTTATTTCGTGAATGCAATTTTAAAAAGAAACTTATGAGTATATGTTCACCATGTTATAATTCAGGGATTTATATTGATTCATGCGCAACCGGATTATCTTTTTGGACCGTGCAACCTGATACTAATTATTTAGTTTGTATTCAAAACAATGCTACCAATCAAATACAAACATTTGAAACTATCTCAAATGAATTAGGCGAGGTAACAATTGAAGGGGTAAAAGTTGATCCAACCCAGGGCTATACCCTATTCGTTACTGATGGCGCGGTTAATGGCAGCCAGGTTGATATTAGCATTAATGAGGTTGACTACAAATGTATTTCTTTTGCAATAACTAATTCTGACGCCACACCAGCTGTGGTGGCCTTAACATGAGAAAGCTATATTCAATACTGCTTGGATGGTATTACTTCCTTAGAAGCGACGAAAAGGCTAAAACAAGATCTATTCCGAGAACAGCAATATGTTCCCTGTGCCAGCATAAGGATAAAAGATTAAATATCTGCAAAGAGTGCGGCTGTTTCCTACCGGCCAAAACTAGGGTGGCGGATGCTGAATGTCCGCACCAATATTGGTAGCCCATGGCAAACTTTATAATTGTTGATTCAATATTAGTTAGCTATAATAATTATTCAGAGGATCAAACTTTAATGGATCTAACTGCGCGGGAGATTGGCGATTGCAGATTGTTACTTCCAATAAATAGTATTTTATCAATTACTGAAATACCGGACGACAGCACAACAACAATTAAATTAATTAATCAGGAACAAATATTTTGTAAAAATACATTCAATGAAATTATTGAGAAAATTAATGCCGCACAGTTTATTACGCTACTTCAATAGGTGGCACAAGACACATCAAAAGTTTAATCTAGTAAAGATATTTACTAAAGATGGTTATGACTACATGCGCTTCCCTAAGGAGGTTAATATGCCGTTAGAACGGTTTGCATTATCTATGGGGCTGCTGGAAAGATTAAGCTCTGGTTTAAGTGGTACAGAGATGGAAAGTATTTTGACAGAGATGGAGAAAGCTCTGGGGGCTGGGTTAACTAATCCAAAGAATGCGGCGGTGGTTGCCAATTATATAAACATAATTAGGGAGAGACAAAATACTGTTATCCACAAAGATTTATTATTAAACATCGCAGCTACCTGGGTGATCAGAGAAGATGAAGATCCTTATATTATTAATCCAGATATTCATAAAGAGAAATTAAATACTTTTGAATTAATGTGCCGGGAGGGTTCACACGATTTTTTTACACGACTGCATATAGAGCCGCTAACGCCATTAATGTCCATGTCTCCAGAAGATTTTCAGACGCTTTGGGAGTACAACACGGTGGCCCAAAAAAAATTAACAATTCAGTTACAGCATCTGAATTCTCACCTAGAGTACGCGCCGAAAAAGTTAAAGAAAGAATCAAAGAACAATTAATGGTTATATGCGATGGCGATGTGCTTTCTTATAATAAATTATTAATTGGAGATGTAGAATTATTTATTATTAAATTCGAATCTTTCATTAAACAAAATAACCGTGGCAGCTGAAGTATTAGTAACCTTTAAGACAGACACCGCATCTCTCTCAGAATCAGTTAATAGAGCCACCAAAGATATTGAATCTGTAGGTAGTTCTGCTGAGGCATCCGCTAATAAAAGTAAGCAGGCATTCGCGGGACTGGGCAAAAGTATTGGGGCGGCATTCTCTTCTAATGAAGTTCGCAAAAGTTTAGATAGCAATAATAAATTTGTTACCCAGGCTAAGGGCGGATTAATTAAATTAAATCAGGAAGCATTAAAGACTGCTAAAAGTTTCACAACATTAGCCAATGGATTAAAACAAAATGCCAGGCAAACATTAGAGGCCGAGCAAGCTTTAGCTGGCTATAATGAATCATTAATAACTACTGGGAATGATACTGTTCAAACTGAAGAGAAAACAAAATCATTAAAGGGTAGATTAAGGGAATTAAAAGAGGAACTATCTGCGCTTGAAACCGCTGGCCAGGATGGGACAGAAGCCTTTACAAAGTTATCAATTGAGGCTGGAAAGTTACAGGATCAAATAGGAGATACCCAGGAACGGGTAAAAGTTTTAGCATCCGATACTTTTAAATTTGATGCGGCCGTTGGTGCCGTTAAAGGATTGGCTGCAGGATTTGCGGTGGCTCAGGGAGCGGCTGCGTTATTTGGCGCCGATAGTGAAGAGCTAAATAAAACAATTGCCAAAACTCAGGGGGCGCTTGCATTGCTTACTGGATTGCAGGAGATTGCTAATTTAGTTACCGGCCAGGGATCTACAAAAGTATTCATCATGACTACTTTACAAAAGATTAATGCTGCATCAGTTAGGCAGGCCGCCGTTAGTTATGATATATTGGGAACATCTGTAAAGTTCTCTGCTAGATCCTTAAACATCCTTAAGGGCGCGCTGGCCGCGACCGGGGTTGGTTTATTAGTTATCGGCCTTGGAATGTTAATGGAGCGATTTATGGACTCCAGCGAGGAGGCAGACAATTTTGCGGAATCTGCGCGAAAAGTAACTGACGCATTAAATGAATTACAAATTAGACAAAGTGATGCGGTAGTTAATTTAGCTAATGCAAATATTAGATTGAAAGTTGCTAATGGAGATCTAAGTAAATCAGCAGGAGAAAATATAATTGCATTTAATAATCGTGGATCAGCAATTAAAGCTGTCAATGATAATTTAAAAAAGTCAGAAGATGAATTGCTTATTGAATTTGAGAAGGCGCAGAAAGAAAAGGCTAAGGCTGGCAAGCGCTCCGATGCTGAAATTAAAAAAGACAAAGAAGATTTATTTGCTCAGATTAAATTATTAAACCAGAATTCGCAATTAGATATTGAAGCAATTAATACTGATGCAAGAGCAGCAGCAAAACAAAAAGGTATTGATGATGCTAAAGACGCCGCAGCTACTGCCCAGGCTAATGCAGATAAGTTTAAAGAAGCTAATAATAAACTAATTGAGGACCGGCTAAAAACAGAATTAAATGTTTTAAAAGTTATTGAGATTGCTAATGGGGAATCAACTCAGAATAAAATTGACCAGGCAAATAAAGAAGCTGAGATAGAAAAGGCTAATGCTAAGGCAAGTATTACTAATGCTAAGCTTAAGGCTTCTACGATTGAATTAATTGATGCGCAATTAGCAGAGAAAGTTGAACAGATTAAATTAGATCAAACAACTAAATCAATTGAGGAGGAGGTAAAAGTAATTGAGGCAAAAAGAATCATTGGAACATTAACCGTTGCAGAGGAAATTAAGGTTGCTGAAAAATCTTTAGAGATTGAAAAGTTAAAACTGGAAAAACAAATTGAAGCTAATAAGGCAACCGCGGGTGATCTATTAATTTTAAATGCTACTTATGAAAAGAAAATAATTGATATTAAAAACAAAGCAGCGCAGGAAGATATAAATCTAAAAGCGCAATCATTTGAGCTGCAAAAGTTATTAGGGAATGTTTCTTTAGAGAATGAAATAAATATTATTAATGCCAGGGCAGAAGCTGAAATAAGAGCTAATGAAGATTCAACAAATTCAGTCCTCCAGAAAGAGGCAAACAGGCTGGCTATAATTGCTAAAACTGATCAGGCTATTACTCAAGCCAAAGCGGTAGAGGCAAATAAACAAATTGATATTGATAACACCGCGGACCAGATAGCGGTAACTTTAAAAAGATCTACCTATCAACAGCGAGTAGGCTTGATTGAGGATGAAGGGCAGAAACAAATAAATTCTCTCGATAAGAAGCTTTTAGGCGAGGAGGCGTATAATTCAGCTGTTCTTAAGATTAACGCCAACACGACAGCCCAATTGGATGCTGAGCAGCAAACCAGAGTCGATAAGGTATTTGAATATGCCGAGGCAATTGTTGGGGCGTTCAGTGCGATCAATGATTTAAGCCAGGTTAATTCTGAATTAAGGATTGCGCAAATACAAAGTATTAGCGATAAGGAATTAGAGGCAATTAATACTTCTACTGAAACCGAGGCAATGAAGCAACGGCAGCGTGAAAACTTAGAAAAAAGAACTAATCAAAAAATCTCTGCAGAAAAAACAAAACAGGCTAAGCTAAATAAAGCATTAAGCATATTTGAGATAGGAATTAATACCGCCTCTTCAATTATTAAAACTGGTGCACAATTAGGATACCCGGCAGCGATACCATTTCAGATAGGGGCGGCAATTGTTGGTGCGGCCCAGATAGCCATAGTTTCTGCTCAAAGTATACCTAAGCTTGAAAAGGGTGGATTGATTGGGGGCAAGCTACATAGCAGCGGTGGAACAATGATTGAAGCAGAGAGAGGAGAATATATTATTAATAGAAAACAAACATCTAAATATAAATCAGAATTAAATGCTTTAAATAATTCATCTGAAGAGTTTAGGCGATTAATTAATGAAAAATATGTTAAGCCGGCATTGATGAATTATATGCTAAGATCTAAAAAAGATTCATCAATAAATGTTAATGCAATGCTTAACAGTAAAGCAATGGAGGATGAAATAAGAGGATTAAGAAAAGATATTAGAAACAGCTCAAAAGTATTTTATAATAACGAAATTGATTCAAGATACTCATGGCAGCAGAGATAAGATTTTTAATTGATGGGGAATTTCGCGGGCAACCTAATAATCCAAATGATTTTGGCTTAACAATTTCAGAGGAGCAGGATATTAGAACAAGAATTGTTTCTTTTAATAATGATCTAATATTTAGCGGGGAGATATATAATTATTTATTTAATTTATTAGTTGATAATGGCATTTGCAATTTGGTAGATGTTGAGGTTCAATATCAATGCAATAATGTTTGGAAAAAATTAGTTGATGGGTATTTAATTGTTTCAGAAGTTATATTTGATTTTGATCAATGTACATGCAAAACAAAAATGTACGATACCTCATTCTCAACTAGAATTAATAACAATAAAGATATTCCATTCTCTTTAAATAGCTTGGTAACAAAGAACTTATATCCTAAGACAGCTCCAGCAATTAATTTAATTAGATTCTTTAATTCATCTACTTGCGCAATTGATACAAATGATGCCACAAGAATTGGCGCTGTTTCAGTATGGGCGGCATTTAAAAGTTTAATAGAATCAATGAGTGATAATCTAATTGATTTTCAATCTGACTATTTTAGGATTCAAACTTTTGGGTTAGCTTCCCGGGTTAATTATTGGGTTACAATGGGCAGAACAATTAGACAAAGCACTAATTCTACCGATGTTCTTATTTCTTTTGCGCAATTGTTTCAAGCATTAAATACAAAATTAAACTTAGGAATTGGATTTGAGCCGCAAAGTAATGGTAGGCCGTTAATGAGAATTGAGCCTATCGCTT